TATTTCTTTATTTCCATATCAGCAAAGGGCCTGAATTGTTTTAAATAAAAGTCGTACAACAATGGTATGAGATATACTACTTCTACCATATATTATTATTTATTGCATAAAAAAAGGGCGGTTTTTTAGGCCGCCCTTTTTAAAGTATGATTTGATGATTACATCAAGTTCGCAACTTGAACTCGTCTGTAGTATCTGTTAGCGTTAGCATTACCAGCACCATTAATCACAGCATTAGAAGAAGCAGAAGCTTCAGCGAATGGGTTAGCTTGTAAACCATATCTAGTTTTAAAGCCGATTTTTGGTTGGAATGTGTCTTGGCCAACAGCTCTTACCATTTGTAAAGGTACATATGGGCAGTAGAATATACCAGCGTCATATGGTGAGTTACCTTTGTAACCTACTACAAAGTATTGTTTAGCACTATTGTTCGCAGAATATGGATCAATGTACACTTTGTATCTACCGTTTAATACACCAGCAAATGTGTTGCCTGTGTCGTCAACGTTTAGGTTGTTGTTAAGAGCAGGAGTGTAATCTAATACACCAGCCATTTGAAGTGCCGAAGCAACGTCAGATGAACAGATGATTATATTACCTTTTCCTCGTCTTGTTCTTTGAGCGATAACATTAGCTTCTCTCTCAACTTGGAACATAAGACCTTTAAATCTTTCAACAGACCATCTACCGTTAGAATCTGTATCTAAGTCAAAGATTCCTGGGTTAGTTGTGTTGATAGCGCTTACAGCACCAATGTGTGTTGATGAGTTATTTGAAGCACCGATTTCAGCGTTGATGTAGATTGTTCTAACTACTTCTCTATTGATTTCCGCAAGGATTTCAGCAGATAATATGTTAGCCAATTCTGTCTCAGCGTCTAAACCGTGGATAGCTTTCAAGTCTTGTGCTAATTCCATAGTGTACTCAGCTTTTAGAGCTCTTGACTTAGCAGTCACAGTTGATTTCTCAATTGAGAATGCCATTTGAGCAAAAGCGTTGTTAGCAGAGTCACCTAGAGCTTCAGCAGTAGCTGTTGCCATACCTTGACCTCTTGTGTAAGCAGTCGAAGGATCGTCATTTAATAAACCTGGATTTGAACCTGTTTGAGTTGGGCCAGATACAGATGTTGAATCACCAGCAGCGTTTCTGCTTGTGAAATCTGTGTCAGCTTCGTCAAATAATGCTTCAGTTCCTGATTGGTTAGTGTATCTGCTTCTCATAGCAAATATTAAACCAGTAGGACCAGTCATTGGTTGTACACCAGCAATATCGTATGCTATTAAGTTTGGCATAGCTCTTCTTACTAACGAAATTAGGATTGGATCCCAATTACTGATTGATGCACCAGTAGAGTTAGTAGGAGCTGCTTCACTTAAAAAAGCATTGTCTTCTTTAATTGCTCTTTCTTGGTTTTCCAAGATAGTAGCAGTAACGGCACGTCTGTATGAATCCGTGATCTTTGGAAGATCAGCGTGTTCTAGGACTGGCTGCCATTTTTTTTCGTAAGTTTCAGATAAGTACATATCTTTTTCTCTCCCGTATTATTTTATAGACAACTTAATGTCTTTTGTTTTACTTATAGCGGCGGTATAAGCAGCCATAGCATTAGATAAATCTTCAGGTTGTGAAGATTCGCCTGCCGCTACATTATCTATCTCATTACCACTAGCTTCAACTTTTTTACCAAAGTAACTTTCTTTAATAGTAGCTACTTTTGTTCTAAAGTCTTTTTCATTTGAAAACTCAACTTCTTCAGCCAATTTGTTAAACTTCTCCTTAGCAGTGTCAGCTAAATCTGAAGACGCCTCATCAATGATGTCTTGTCTTTTCATTTCGCCGTTTGCTTTGTTTAGTTCAACATTTTTCTCAACTTGTTCGTTAAGTTTTTTCTCAAGCTCTTCAATTTTGTTTGCTTGGTCTTCCAATACATTGTATTTCTCATCTGGAACATCAATGTAATGGTCTTCAAACAATTTCTTTAAGCCAGAAATAAAGTCTTCAGCGATCTCGCCTTTGATTCCTCTTTCGATAGCGATAGAGTTCTCTTTCATCCATTCTTCAACTACGTAGTTTAAGTATGAATCAACTTTTTCAACGAGTTCAGCTTTCTTAACTTCGATTTCTTCTTTTAATTTTTCTTCGTAACCAGCTTTCAACTTCATTTTTGCTTCTTTAACTTTTGAGTTAACAGCAGCTTCAAATATAGTCGCAGCTTTTGCTTTGAAGTCTTCCGATAAGTCTTCATCTTTAGTTAAAGCTTCAACGTCAGCAGATACATCAATTAAATCTTCTTCAGATTCTTCTTTCATATCTTTTTTCTTTTCGTCTTCGTGTGACATCTCTTTTTTATCTTGCGATTTTTTAAGAGCGTCTAGCGCTGCTTTTGGCATTTCGCCTTCTTTAACTTCAGATTTTTTCTTATCCGACATTTCAGTTTCGTCTTCCTCTTTTAACTTAGGCATAGCGTCAGCTGTACCTTGAGCTTTTTGTTGAGGGTCACCAGAAACTTGTTTCATTTTCTTTGTGGCGTCAGGATTGCTGTCAGTTGGTTTAACAACTGCCGAGCCTAAATCTTCTGCATCATTTTTCAGATGAGTAGGTTCAGCCGCTACAGCATTCTTTTTTGGAGCATCAGCTTGCGGATTCGCAGCCTGTTCCATCGCCTCAATCTTTTTTTCTGTTTCGGCCATTGAAAATCTCCTCTTGTGTTATAAACGTTTATAAATTTTCTTTGTTACTAGATATTTATAATATTAAAGTTTTGTAAGAAACGATTTAAACACTTTTAGTTTTTTTTCTTCTAAAACTGTTCTTTTTGCTTCTTGGATTTGCTTTTTCCAAGATTCAATATCAACTTGTTTGAGGACTCCGTTATCCCAAACCCACTCTTTGGACTCCATAATGCCTTCTACGAAAGCGTCAGGAGCGGATGGGTCAGCAACTATATCAGCTGCCGTAGCTAGATAAAAGTCGTCTTTAACATAGTTTACACCGTTTCTTTGTATTAAAGACCCCATACCTCGACTTGATACTCCTAATTGAGCACCCTCGTCAATAAGACCTTTTACGATCTTTCCGTATGGTGTGTCCATAATTTTTGCTTCTCCAATAAAATTACTGCCATCTGCTGTAAGAGATTTTACCATATGTGATACTCTCTCTAAATTAACAGTTGGGCCATCTGGATGACCTAACTCACCAAATGCTCTATTTTTTTGGACAAATTCTTTGTTATATCTATTCACTTCTCTAACCAAAATCTCTCTTGGATAGACTCTTCCATTTCTATTTTTGATGTCTGATTGCAAGAATACACCACGAATTTTGTACTCTTTTTTGCCGTTATTTTCTTCGACAAGATACTCGGCCGATTGTATTTCTTCTGAAATTAGTTTCATTTTTCTCTCTCTTAGTATATTTATAAACTTTTTTATCTAAACTCAACAATAATTGTGTAATTATCGCCATTAGCAAAGTTTCTTGTACTTAATAAAACATCACCAGTTGCCGTTGTGGCATTGTTTGGTATTTCATCTCCAGCAGGTCTTAAATCCCAATAGCCTTGGCCAGATAAAAATATAGCAGTAGCATTAGTAGCTCCTGCCCATATTAACTCTACTCCAGACTTGCCGTTTGCTGTGTTAACTGAAAACCAAATCTTACTAATCTTTCTGTTACCATCTTCGGTCATAAAAGTTGTTTCCGAAGCGTCAACTTTTCGTACTAAAGTTTCTCCAGTACCATCTGAAAAGTTAGTTAGTTTAGTTACAAACTTAACACCAGATGTATCTGCTATTGTTTGTGTTGTTACTGTATCAGCCATTTGTATAACCCGATTCTTTTTGTGCCTCTATAACTACATTATACTTTGTAACATTAGAGTCACTTGTTAGTAAAATATCTCCTATAGCGTCTTTAATTCTTGCTTCACTTGGTTTAAGGCCATAATTGCCTCGACCACTTATAATAACTTTTTTTGATGTATCATTTTTAAAAAATACAGTTACATCACCTGTACCAACAACTTCGTATTGTATGTTGGCAATTGAAACCTTTGGTTCACTTGAAGCGTTGTTTGAGTTTACAACATCAACAAGCTTTTGATCTGTCTCACTACCTACACCATTAGCATTGACAATAATCTTATCGTTATCATCTACTAACTTAGTTGTAGTTATCGTCATATTATCTTGGTGAGCTTACAGCTACACCCACAGCGTTACCAGATGTTTGTAAAGTATCTGATTCTTCCTTTTCAATTATAATACTATCATTCGCAGCTACTAGTATTAAAGTACCTAATGTTGTTCCACTAGAGTTCTTTAATGTAATTGTGTTAGCAGCAGCTTGTGTTTGTATTCTAACAAAATGAGCTCTATCAAAGTTACTCGCACTTATTTGAGCGCCAGCAGTAGTAGAGGTTCCTTTTATTTTAACGCAAGTATCGGCCATTTATTTTTCTCCTAATTGTTCTAATATTTCTTTGTCAAAATACTCATTAATTTTTTCTATATCTACATTATGAAACTTTGCTATTTTAGCAATAGCATTTTCAAGTTTTGTTATAATGTTACCTTGTTCTTTTTCAATAACTTTAAAAATATCATTTACAGCCTCTTTCATAATAGGACTTAAATCCTTATATGATTGAGAGTCTGTTATAAAGTTTTCTTTAACTATTTGGCTCACCAGCATTATCAGCACCTGTTAAATCTATTTGAGCCTGACCATCACTAACTTGAGCACCTGTCGTAGTTGGTGATACTGAGCCGTCTGGATTAAAAGTACCAGGATCAGCTATAACTGGTTTAGGGTCGCTAAAAGATTGTGCTTCAACTGATCCATTAAACATATTACCAGCAATATCTTTTCTAGCATTATCCAAAGCGTCTGCTACTTTATCTCTTAAAGCAGCTTTAAAAGCTTCGCCAGCGTCAGCGTTATTACCTGAAGCTAGTTGATCTATAAAGTTTTTTGTATTGTCATTAACATTCGTCATAATTTATCTCCTATAAGTTGTCTGTATCAGATGACTGAGCTGTAGGACTTGCGATAATACCATCATCAATTTCTTTTTTGATTTGTTTATCCATTTCCTCAATTTCTCTTTGATTTTGTTTCAACACGTTTTTTCTAACGTAATCAACTGAAAAAAATTTGCCAATGTAATCTCTCATTTCATTAGCCAATGCTAATCTTTCTCTTAGCATTTCTGTTTGTTTTAATTCAGCAAAATGACCGTCTTGTAAATAGTCATACTGAATATTATCTCTTACGGTAAACCAATCATCTTCATTGATTATACCTTTTAAGATTAATTGTGTTCTTAAAATATCATTAAATAATTCAGTAAACTTTTTTCTTAATCTTTGAACAAACTTAGTAAACTTCAATTCATCTCTTGTAATTTCTGAAGCTCTACCTAAGTTAAATCCAGAGTTACTTTCTAATCTACTTACTGGTACGTTTAATGATCTATATAATTTTCTTTGGAAGTATTCTATATCAGCAATCTCACCTAAGTTTTGGCCACCAGGTAATGTTTCAATACTTGTACCTCGGCCTCCTTCTCTACTTGGTAACCAGAAATCTTCCAACATAGACATATAGTTTCTGTCGTCTCTAATTTCACCAGTAGAAGCGTCATAGACAAGTTTGTTTCTATATCTTGCCATAACATCTCTTAGATATTGTTCTGCTTTGACTTTAGGTAAATTACCTACGTCAATTTTAAATATTCTTCTTTCAGGAGCTCTTGCTATTCTGTAAATTACAGTAGCGTCTTCAATCATTCTTAATTGATTGACAGGTTTAATTGCTTTGTGCAAATAAGATAAAACTATATTTTTATTTTGATCTACTAAACCTGAAGGACAAAAAGCAATTGTATCTGGTGCTATTTTTAATCCTATACCTGAAGTTGAACCAGCAACTCCTTTTTCATTGTATAAAAAATATTCAACATATTCATCTACAACTGAAAGGCCTTGTGGTACTGGACCATCTGGTCTTTTCTTTCTGATCTCTCTTATTTTTTTAACTTTACGAGGATCAATGTATTTTAATTCCGTAATGCCTTTTATAGGCGATGCTCTATCAATAATCTTGTGATAGTAAATACGGCCATCTACGTACCATCTTCTAAAGATGTCGTGGCCTCTTGTATTAAAGTTTAACAGTTTTAATACTTCTCTAAACTCGTCTTCTATTTTTCTTCTTACTTCAGAACCGTAAGGTAAGTTTGATACATTTACCCTAACAGCGTCTCTTAATTCATTTGCAACAATAGCTTCGTTGACAATATCCTCTATTGCCATATCACACTCGGGGTGTAAAGCTATTTCTCGGTATCTTCGTATTAAATCCGCTTCACTCTTAGCAGTACCTTCCATATCGAGGTACTGACCAAAATAACCACCAGCAGCGATAGTTTGTGTTCCATCTTCCGCTTGAGTTGTTGTAAAGCTTTGTTTTGGATCGGCCTGTTTCTTAGCCCTTGTA